ACATGACTATTACTATGGAAGAAGCTGAAGAATTATTAGCTCATGAACTTAAAGAATATGAGGGTTATATTCATGATCTAGTTAAAGTCCAATTAAATCAAAAACAATTTGACGCTTTAGTATCTTGGGTTTTCAATTTAGGCCCAACTAATCTCAAAAATTCAACTTTATTAAAAGTTTTAAATAGCACGCATGTTGATTGGGCAGATATACCATATCAAATACAAAGATGGAATAAAGTAAATGGTGAGGTAAATGAAGGATTAGTAAAAAGAAGAAAAAGTGAAGCTTTGTTGTTTGAAGGCAAAGATTGGACTGAGGTGTAAATGCCTTTACAAAAATTAGTTTTTAGACCAGGTATTAATCGAGAGGGTACTGCTTACGACAACGAGGGTGGTTGGTTTGATTGTAACTTGGTGCGTTTTAGAAAAGGTCGACCAGAAAAGTTTGGTGGCTGGGAAAAATTATCATCTTCCACATACTTAGGCACAGCTAGAGCATTACATGGATGGATATCATTAGGTGGTACAAAGTACCTTGGTATAGGAACACATCTTAAATACTATATAGAAAGTGGTACAGTATTTAACGATATAACACCAATAAGATTAACAACATCCGCAGGTGATGTGACATTTTCTGCCACAAATGGTGATGCTACCATAACCGTTGCAGATACTGCACATGGGGCTGTAAAGAATGATTTTGTAACATTTAGTGGTGCATCTTCATTGGGCGGTAACATCACCGCTGCTGTTCTAAATCAAGAGTATCAAATAGCAACCATAGTTAATGCTAATAGTTACACCATAGAAGCTAAAGATACTTCTGGTTCAACTGTTACTGCAAACTCTTCTGACAGTGGTAATGGCGGATCTTCAGTTGTAGGTGCTTACCAAGTTAATGTCGGTTTAGATGTTTTCGTTCCTGGCACAGGCTGGGGTATAGACGGTTGGGGGGCAGGTACTTTTGGTAGTACAAGTGCCTTAGATGCAACGAATCAATTAAGAATTTGGTCGCATGATAATTTTGGTGAAGATTTAATTATAAATCCAAGAGCTGGTGGTATATTTAAATGGACAGAGAATAATGGTGTTACAACACGAGCTGTAGAGCTATCAGGTATATCTGGTGCTAATTTAGTGCCAACAGTAGGCTTACAAGTAATAACATCAGAAAAAGACAGGCATTTAATAGTTTTAGGTGCAGATCCAATATCAGGCTCTTCAAGAACAGGTAGTATAGATCCGATGTTAATTGCATTTAGTGACCAAGAAAATGAACTAGATTTTGAGCCACTAACAACAAATACTGCTGGTTCATTAAGATTATCTAGCGGTTCTGCAATCATTGGTGGCGTAAAATCTAGACAAGAAATATTAGTATGGACTGATACTTCATTGTATAGCATGCAGTTTATTGGACCACCATTCACCTTTGGTATAAATTTAATTAACGAGGGTGTAGGTTTAGTAGGTCCAAAAGCCGCTGTAACTGCACCACAAGGCGTGTACTGGATGAGTTATAACAATTTTTATGTTTATAACGGATCTGTGCAACATTTACCTTGCTCTGTGCATAACTATGTGTTTAACGATATAAACTTGACACAGTCTTTTAAAATACATGCTTTTACAATAGCAGATAAAAATGAAGTAGGATGGTTTTACTGTTCTGCTAGCTCAAGCGAAATAGATAGATATGTAATTTATAATTACGCTGAAAACATATGGTTTTATGGACAACTTGTAAGAACAGCTTGGTTAGATGCTGGTATAGAAAACTATCCTAGAGCTGTTGGTAACAGCTATCTATTTCAACAAGAAAAAGGTTTTAATGATGATGGTTCACCCATGACTAATGTTTTTATAGAGAGTTCTGATATGGATATAGGTGATGGAGAACAGTTTAGTTTTATAAAAAGAATCATACCAGACTATAAATTTATACAAGATGATAACAATGGAAATGTTAATGTTGTCCTAAAAACTAGAAACTTTCCAGGCGATAGTCTAACTACAAATTCTACAAGTGTCATAAACTCATCTACTCAACAAGTATTTGTGCGTAGCAGATCAAGACAAATGGCTTTGCGTTTTGAATCAGATGATGATGCTACAAATGATGGCAATTTATCTATTGGTTGGCGTTTAGGTGCTACTAGAATAGATATTAAGCCAGATGGTAAGCGATGAGTAAAATATTACAAACTCAATTACCATTAGCTTCTGAACAAGTTACATCAGATATTTTTAATAGATTAGTAAGAATACTAGAAATAAATCTTGGTGCCGTTGATTTAGATAACGTACGTCAAATAAGTGATGCAGAAAAAAATACTTTACAGTTTAATGCTGGTAGCATCATTTGGAATACCACTGTGGGCGTTTTGCAAGTATACACAGGTAACGAATGGGTGGATATTGGTGAAAGATTTTTGCCCAAAGGGTTTGAAATGGCTTCAGATGTAGGTAGTGTTTCTGTTAAGACTAATGGTGATATTACAATAGAATTATGATAAATACAGCAGAACAACTTATATATCAACCAAAAAACCTTTTACTTATGTATCCAAGTGATTGGTATGTGCAAAAGGAAACCTTAGATGCCGTTAGAAATTCAATACAACCTATAGTGGATTTTTATGAAGATAGTGGTGTAAACGATAGAAAGAACACTGCTTTAGATAAAATAATACAAGAGCCACTTAAAGATGTGTATACAGTGCCTTTCTTTTCAGACAAGTTTTGTAGCGTCTTATTAGATGAAATGCATAATTTAGAAAGGCATTATGGCTTTAATCCTAATCCAGAAGAGGATGATTTAAGACAAATACCAGAAATAACTTTTCAAGATAATTGTCCACAAATCTTTCAATCTCTGATGCAAACGATATATACTATAGGAAATCCTATATTTTTGAATATTTGGAATAGACACGTAGATAGTGGCGGAATACAAATAGCAAACTATAATTTAAGGGATAAAAAACAAGGTGCTTGGCATCACGATGCAAGTGCTGATATAAGTATGGTAGTGCCTCTTAACACAGGCGATTACCAAGGTGGCGGAACTGAATTTTTAAAACGTGGTACAGTCGAGCCATTACCAACTGGCCACGCTCTAATATTTCCTAGTTTTACGCATATGCACAGGGGACTAGCAGTAGAATCAGGCAATAGATACTTATTAGTATTTTGGCTAAAATGTAATGAGGAATGAATTGAGCATGATAGATATTGAAAATCCAGGCGGTATAGCAGGTCTAGGTAGAGGAGAAGACACCATGCTTGCCCACGTAGCACCAGGAGAGATGGTAGTACCACCAGTGCTTTCTCCTGAAACACAAGAAACAATAAAACAAGAAATGATAGCTGTAGGCTTAGATCCTAATCAATATACAGTTGGCGATGGTATGTCTATCAACCCTATCACAGGTATGGCAGAGTTTGGGTTCCTCAAGAAACTAGGAAAAAGTTTAAAGAAAGTAGTGAAAAAGGTAGCTCCTATAGCTGGCGTTGTTTTGCCTTTCATACCAGGTTTTCAAGCTTTAGCACCTGCTTTACAAGGTGTTATTAGTGGTGGATTAGGTAAAGCATCTGGGTTATCAACAAAAGATGCTTTGTTAGGTGGTTTAACTGTAGGCATGGGTGCAAAATTTAGAAATGCAAGACAAGCCGCTGCTGGAGCAGGAGGCATTACTGACGCTGCATCTAAAGCAAAAAGACCTCTGTTTGGTAAAGAAGGTAGGTTTAGGGACTTTTTTGTAAAAGGTTCAGATGATAAAAATTTTTTAGACAATGTATTTGGCGGATTGCGAGGTGGTGGTGATCAAGAAGTGATGTACGAAGATCAGTTTGGTAATGTGGTTTCTGCCGAAGAGTATGCTGCAATGAGTGATGTTGACAAGCCGCTGTATAGTCAGGTTAGTAGTCCTAATATTGTAAGACGATTATTAGGTAGCACGCCAGGACAAAGCGGTATTGGTGTTATTGAAGATTTAATAAAAGGCAGAGAGTCCGACTTTACAAAAGAACGAGGTGAAGAAGCTGGTGGTTTACGAGGCATGTTACCAGATAATAGTGGTTTAATGGCTTTAGCTGCACTTTATGGTAAAGCGGTTAAAGAAGATTTTAAAAAGAAAGAAGGTGGTTTAAAAGACATAAGACAATCTATTAGACCAGATCTTATGCCCGCACCTACATTTACAGGCTTTGATTTAGGTATTAGACCAGGAATGAGTTATGGAGGCAGAATAGATGAACAAGAGCTTGACCTTCGTATGGGCGGTCCAAGTATAGGTCCAGGTACTGGCACAAGTGACGACATACCAGCTATGTTAAGCGATGGAGAGTTTGTCATGACATCTTCTGCTAACAATGGACTAGGTGGGTTCAAAATTACAAAAACTGAAACTGGCATAGAATTAATACCAAATGGTGCA